CCATGTGTACTGCCATGTATGTAACACTTACTCGCACGGTAACACTGACGATGTTAATGTGCAGACAAAACAAACAAAAGTATTTCAAATGAAACAGACAGGTGAGGTTAAAGCCATCGTAGATCGGGGTATCTCACGAGAAACTTGTGAGTACTTTAGTGTCACTCAAGCTGATGGGCGACATTATTATCCTTACTATGACGAAACAGGCGCTAAAGTAGCTGAGAAGATTCGCTCTGTTGAGAACAAAACCTTCTCTATTGCAGGGAATTTCAACAAAGCTGCTCTCTTCGGGTCAAATCTATTCCAGAAGGGTGGTAAGTACATCACTATCGTTGAAGGTGAGCTGGACGCATTGGCTTCTTATCAAATGACAGGCAGCAAATGGCCTACTGTGAGCATCCGTAACGGGGCTTCAGCAGCTGTTAAAGACTGTAAGGCTAACTATGAGTACCTAGATAGCTTTGAAGCTATTGTCATCTGTTTTGACGCTGATGAGCCGGGTCAGAAGGCAGCTAAGGAAGTTGCTGAACTATTCGGAAACAAGGTTAAGATTGTTAAACATTTAAAGGATTGCAAAGATGCCTGCGACTATCTCATTAACGGAAAGTCAACTGAGTACGTTAACCAATGGTGGCGTTCTCCCAGTTACGTACCAGATGGCATCATCGCAGCAAGCTCTCTCTGGGGCAGCGTATCTACACCTGAGCCTGTTGCAGAAGCCTTCTATCCCTTCAAAGGACTCAATGGACTGCTCTACGGTATCCGACCGGCTGAACTCATTACAGTCACAGCTGGATCAGGCCTTGGAAAGAGTCAGTTCCTTAGAGAAATCCTCTACACCATCCTACAAACAACCAAGTGGAATGTCGGAGGAATGTTTTTGGAAGAGTCAGTGCGCAAAACTGCCCGATCAATCATGTCTCTGCACGCTAACAAAAAGCTGCACCTACCCGATACACAAGTAACTGAACTAGAACTGAAGGAGGCTTTCGATGCTACTCTGGGTACTAATCGTGTTTTCCTGTTTGACCATTTCGGCTCCCTTGATATTGATAACGTCATTAATCGTATTCGATACATGTCCAAAGCTTGTGATTGCCGTGTGGTTTTTTTGGATCACCTGTCAATCCTTGTCTCTGGTATTGATGGGAATACTGATGAGCGAAAAACTATCGACATTATGATGACCCGTCTTCGTACGCTAGTCCAAGAAACAGGCATTACTTTGATCTGTGTTAGCCATTTAAAACGACCGTCTACAGATAAGGGGCACGAAGATGGGCAAGCTGTCACCCTTTCTCAACTGAGGGGTTCTGGCTCTATTGCACAACTATCAGACGCAGTAATAACTCTTGAGCGCAATTCTATGAGTGTTGATCCTCTCATACGGAATACTACAAAAGTAGCTGTTGCAAAAAATAGATATACAGGCGCTACCGGCCCTGCTTGTAATTTAATGTATGACAGTCGCACAGGACGGATGATTGAGATTGAAATGGAGACGTTATGATTGAAATGATTATCGTAGGCACTATCGGTATCGGTTATTCCGTTGTAGGTGTGCTACAGTGGCTCAAAGGTGACATGGGTGCTGGTATCATGTGGATAGGTTACTCATTTGCCCAGATCGGGCTGTTCCTTAACTTGAAGTGAACCGTATGAAGATAGTTGCTTTAGACATTGAGACTTCTATGGATCATAAGACGATCCACCTATGTGTTACACAAGATGTGACTACAGGGGATGTCCATGTATGGAAATCTAAGGAGGGTCTATGGGACTATCTCAAAGATGCTACTCTCATCTGTGCCCATAACGGTATTGGATTTGACTTTCCTATTTTGAATAAGGAATGGGGAACTAAGATAGGCCTTAAACAAGCCTATGACACTCTAGTTGTATCTAGACTGCTAGAGCCTACAAGGGACGGAGGTCACAGCCTAGACGCATGGGGAAAGACTCTAGGTATAGCTAAGCTGGACTACAAAGCAACGTGGCAGTGGATGATGAACAGAAGGGAAGAATATGATGGAGAAGCGTTTGATAGCCCCTTGGAAGGACTGTTGGATTTTTATTGTCGTCGTGATACAAGTGTTCTCGTGTCTCTTTTTCATAGGCTGCATGGGGATCTTGACTTACAAGGCTTTAGTCACAATAGCGTTGTACTTGAACATTCTGTAGCGGCTATCATCAATAAACAGGAGAAGAACGGTTTCAAGTTAGATACCATTCACGCTACTTGTCTATTGGCTGAACTCAAAGGGAAGATGGGGGCTATCTACGATAAGATGCAGTCAGAGTATCCACCGTATGAACTAGAACGTATCTCTGAGAAGACAGGGAAGCTATTGAAGCCTGAGCTGGTGGTGTTTAATCCTGCGTCGAGGCAGCAGATCGCAGAAAAGCTTATCGGCTTAGGTTGGAAGCCTAAGAAGTTCACAGAGCCTACAAGTAGTCATCCTAATGGACAGGCTATCGTGGATGAGAGTACTCTGATGAGTTTGAAGTGGCCTATCGCTCAGTTCATAGCTGAGTACATGATGCTAGGTAAGCGCATAGCTCAGATTGAATCGTGGTTAGAGGTTGTGAGTAGCGATGGTAGGGTTCACGGTAGGGTCATCACCAACGGAGCTGTAACAGGCCGGATGACTCACATGAAGCCTAACATGGCACAGATCCCTAACTCAGGTAGCCCGTATGGGCCTGAATGTAGACAATGTTGGACGGTAAATGATGGGAATGTACTTGTTGGTTGTGACGCTAGCGGTTTGGAGCTACGCATGTTGGCTCATTACATGAGGGATAAAGATTATGTCAAAACAGTCTGTGAGGGATCGTCTAAAGATGGTACGGATGTCCACACGGTTAACCAAAAAGCAGCCGGACTACAAACACGTGACCAAGCGAAGACATTTATCTACGCCTTCCTTTATGGGGCTGGCCCTGCGAAGATTGGCTCGATTGTCGGTGGTAGTTCTAAGGCTGGACAACAGCTCATCAATGCCTTTCTTAAAGGGACTCCCGCACTCCAGCGTTTACGTGATAAAGTATCCTTATATGCGACCGAGGGCTATGTACCCGGGCTTGATGGCCGTAAGATTTGGGTTCGTAGTGAACATGCGGCACTCAATAGCTTGCTTCAGGGGGCTGGCGCAATTGTCATGAAGAAGGCACTGTGTATCTTAAATGAGACAATAGTGAAAAATAAATGGAGTGCTAAGTTTGTCGTCAATGTGCACGATGAATTTCAGATAGAATGCAAAGCAGAGATTGCTGAGACAGTAGGTAAAGCTGCTGTACAATCCATCGTAGAAGCTGGCTTAGTTTTTAAGTTAAGATGTCCTCTCGATGGAGCATACAAGATAGGCCAAAATTGGCGAGAAACTCATTAACCAACCAACCAAAGGAAACTTTAAAATGAGCTTAAACCTAGAACCAAATGAAGTACAATTCATTCTTCAAGTGCTCGGAGAGCTGCCAACTAAGACAGGCGCTTTTATGCTCTTGAAGAAGATTGAGGAGCAAGCAGTTGCTCAAAACCCTGTGGAAACACAACCATCGGCTACGGCCTAACCTAAGTAAGGAAACTAGATATGTCAGATCTGAAAGCAGTGAAAGTAAACGGCGAGTTGTTCTGGACTAAGTGGATGGAGCAATTTAACGTTGCCTTCAACACAGACAATGATCGCTATGAATGCACCATCGGTAACATCTCCGATGATGATGCAGCTAAGCTCACAGGCTTGGGCATCAAGGTCAAGCACAAGGATGCAATGGGTAACTTCATTGTCTCTAAGAGCAAATTCAAGTTTGAACCTCTTGGCTCTGATGGCTTGAGCAAAGTAGCTATCGATGCTATCGGTAATGGCTCCAAGTGTATCGCTGTTATCGGCTCGTACACACACCGTATGTCAGCTAAGCACGGTAATGCTCCATCGTTGAAGACACTCATGGTGACTGAAGTTAAGACTTACGTTCCACCAACTGATGACTCAGACGATAACCAAGCCCTTTAATAAGGACATTAGACCCTCTGTTGCAATCATCTAAATAAGTATTGACTTTTCCTATTCTATATGCTACATTTGTGATGTTATAGTTTAGGAGAAGTTAATGTTTACAAGATTGATTAAAGAACGAGACGAACAAGGTAAAATCTTGAGTTATGATTTGCTATTTGATGGGGGAGTTATACCAGAAGGTAAAAAGTACTGCCCCGCTTGTGAGCAACTTCTAGACAAAAGTGTTTTTACCGCCAAAGGTAACGCCTGTGGGCCTTGTGCTAACAAACGAGCAAAAGAATGGAGACTCGTTCGTAGACAAGACCCAGAGTACGTTAAAAACCACAATAAGCTTGTGACGGATCGGAATAAAGCCCGAAAATTGGAAGCTATTGAGTTTATGGGAGGTGCTTGTCAAGACTGCGGTGGAAAGTTTCCGCCAAGTGTCTACGACTTTCACCATATTGACATGGCGACAAAGGATAAAAACCCTTCTTACTTTTTAGTAGGGGGTTTAGAAAAAGCAAAGAAAGAACTAGCAAAATGTGTTCTACTTTGTTCCAACTGTCATAGAATCAGGCATTTTGAAGGAGGTACAAATGATACCAGTTCGCCCTAATGTAGCAATTATTGACGCTGATATCCTTTAGCTGGTTTACCGTGTAGGATTTGCTTCAGAGGACTCTAGCGAGGCTGTATGCTTAGCTCGTGTCACGGAACTGGTAAACAGTATTGTGTTCAAGGAGCTTCGTTGTGATGATTACAGAGCCTACATAACAGGTAGACGTAATTACCGTAACGAGATAGCAGTTACAGCGCCTTATAAAGGTAATCGTAAAGATAATGCGAAGCCTAAACACTACGTAGCTATCAGGAAACACCTTCAACGTCTAGGAGCTGAGTTAATTGAAGATCAAGAAGCCGATGACTCTGTAGCCATTGACGCTACAGCTTCAGGTGGATGGATTGTCTCCATTGACAAAGACTTAGATCAGGTAGCTGGATGGCACTATAACTTTGTCAAGCATGAAGAGTACTATGTGACGGAAGAGGAAGGTCTTCGTAACTTATTTACTCAGGTGCTTACAGGCGATCGCGTTGATAATATCATCGGATTACACGGAATTGGCCCTAAGAAAGCTGAGAAGCTTTTAAAGGATTGTGAAACTGCAAAGGAATACTATGACGTTTGTCTCAAAGCTTATGATGGTAATCAACTTCGTGTCGATGAAAATATAAATTTATTATGGTTGCGAAGAACACCAAACCAAACGTGCCCACATCTTTCTACCTTGTTGGATGCCAGTGGACAGTAAAGTACATTGAGGACTTGAGTGAGTACGGTACTTGTGACTGCTCCATTCAGACCATCCGATTGAGAGCAGGTATGAACAAGACCTTCACTGAACAAACATTCTGCCATGAACTCGTTCACGCTATTATGTTCTCTATGGGACATACACAGCATGATGAGATCTTCGTAGATGCCTTCGGTGCTCTGTTACACCAGTATGGGCGAACAAAAGTATGAGTGTAATGAATCGTAAACGAGGCAGCAACAAAGCTAACAGCAAGAGGGCAGTAGCTCTCAAGCATGGCTTTAGGTCTGGATTAGAGGAGGAAGTTTCTGACTACTTGAAAGCATTGGGGGTCCCCTTTACCTACGAAGAGATGAAGATCAAGTACATCAAGCCAGCGAGTGAGCATCAATATACTCCTGACTTCGTACTCGATAACGGAATCATCGTAGAGACTAAGGGACGCTTCATGATTCAAGATCGACAGAAGCATCTTCTAATTCAACGTCAACAACCTGATCTAGACATTAGGTTTGTCTTCAGCAACTCTAAGCAAAAGCTTAGTAAGACATCTTATACAACTTACGCTAAATGGTGTGAGAAGAATAAGTTCCTCTACGCTGATAAGACAATCCCTGAAGCTTGGATCAATGAACTAAAGAAATAGGAGTACAGTAACATGGACGTAAATTTAATCAAAGAGAATTCCGATGGTAGTGCTAGTTACCAGTTTGACATGACAGATTCGGAACGTTGTAGCCTCTTGGCACTTGGTATCATTACAGCCTTGGAACGAGGCATTAAAGAAGGAATGAAGTATGACGACAGTGAAATTAGTTTGGGTGACACCGGAAGCGGAGCAGTTGATTGCTCGTATGGCCCGTGTGTCAAATCCGGCAAACCAGAACAACCCTGCATCTGCGCCGAAACTGCTCAAGTACCTTATTGACAACAAGCACTGGAGTCCTTTTGAGATGGTTAACGTCTGTATGGAAATTGAAACTACTCGGGACATAGCTCGTCAGATCTTGCGTCACCGTAGCTTCTCCTTCCAAGAGTTCTCACAGCGTTACGCAGTCTCTGAAGGCTTTGTTCAGGACTCTGAAGTACGACTACAAGACGATAAGAACCGTCAGAATAGCTTGATTACGGATGATGTAAAACTCAAAGAGCAGTGGGAAGGAATGCAGCGACGTATCGTAAGTGAGGCTAAGCTCATGTACACCAAAGCCTTAGACATGGGTATTGCCAAGGAAGTAGCTCGTAAGCTTCTCCCTGAAGGGCTTACAGTGTCTAAGATGTACATGAATGGTACATTGCGCAGTTGGCTTCATTATGTAGCCATCCGTACAGATGTAGCTACCCAGAAGGAACATCGTGATGTGGCTGAACAATGCCGTGATATGATCTTTGCTGAATTCCCCTCACTAAAGGATATGATTGTATGACACTGACTGAATACTTCTATCTGATTAACAACAACCAACCACCTGTAAAGGAACTGACAATGTTTGATAACTTTAAAGCCTCTCTGCAACTAGTTCGCGATAAGTTTTCCCTATTATGGACAAAACCTGCAACATTTGTAGAGAATAGCACCGAGATTGAGGATTACTGGGCTTTTGAGATGTACACAGGTGCATGGGAAGACAGTAAAGGTGAGTCTCACCCAGTGAAGCATACAGTCCTTATTGAGCCGCATGAGAGTACTTGGATGTCTATCTTAGATCAGATCTTAGACTCCATGAGTGAGCATTACGGTTACAACATTAAAGAACAAGTCTACTACTCAGTACAATTCCCTCTGAATGAAATCAATCAGTACACGAATAAGCCTTTTGCAGGCTACGGTCGATGCTTAAACGATGAGAAGCTTCAGTTGCTCTTGTTGTCTCATCCTGAACTATACGAATCAGGCCCTCCTTTTGAGCGGAAGAGCGTCTAATGCGTATCCTAATCATCCCAGATACTCAGGTCAAGGAGGGTGTTCCAACAGAGCATCTAACTTGGGCTGGTAAAGCAATCTGTGACTATCTTCCTGATGTAGTCGTTCACATTGGAGATCACGCTGATATGCCTAGCTTGTCTAGCCATGATGTCAAAGGTAGTAAGTACTTTGAAGGGCTACGCTACCAGAAAGACATTGACTCAGCTAAGGAGGGCATGGTGAAGATGCTCAAACCTCTCCGAGACTACCAAGCTAACCTGAAGAAGTCAAAGAAGAAGCCGTATGCACCTCGTATGGTCATGACTGTGGGCAACCATGAGAACCGTATCAACCGAGCTGTTAACAACAATCCAATGTTAGAAGGGTTAATTTCCATAGATGATCTCAACTATGACCACGATTGGGAAGTACATCCTTTTCTACAGCCTGTGTTCATTAACGGTGTTGGTTTCTCTCATTACTGGCCTGTCGGTGCTATGGGGCGTCCTGCTGCATCGCCTGCTGCTATCATTAGTAAGTTACACATGTCTTGTGTGGCGGGACATCAACAAGGGAAGCAGGTAGCGTATGGTAAGAGGGCTGATGGCAAGTCTATCTGTTCTATTATTGCTGGATCTTATTATCTTCACGATGAGGGATACATGGATCAGCTCAGTAATAGGCACTGGCGTGGCTTGGTTATTTTAAACGAGGTAGAGGATGGACACTTTGATGAACTCTTCCTCTCAATTGAATATTTACAACGAAAGTACGGTAATGCATAAACCACTGAATGACAGCATCGAAGAATGGAAAGCAGGGTTAGTGGCCTTAGCTGAAAAAGGAGTTAACGGTACAGCAGCTTACGACACAATAAATAAACCAAAGCATTATATGCTCTTTGAGGATAAAAACATTGAAGTACGTGATGTAATTGAAAAGTTAGTAGATAAATGTTACTCTGATGGATTAGCTACTCAAGGCCACTCTTTGTTTATTTCTGATTATGTACAACTTATGCAGTATTTAATGCGTTTTATGAACAAAAATGGTGTGGAAGATCTCAAAAAAGCTCGTTGGTATCTTGACAAGATGATATCAGCGTATTAAAATGCGTGCCCTTCAAAATTTAACAACGAGAACAACACTAAATGAGCAAAATGACACCCTACCAGACCTACATCGCTAAGTCACGATACAGTCGTTACCTAGACAATGAAGGTCGTCGTGAGCATTGGCCTGAGACAGTTAAGCGTTACCTTGACTTCATGCAGGAACACCTCGAGAAGAATCATAACTACGTGATGCCCGCCTCGCTTCAAGTTAAACTGTATACGGCTATTGTCGAATTAGCTGTTATGCCGAGTATGCGTAGTATCATGACTGCCGGTAGCGCCTTAGAGCGCCAGAACGTAGCTGGTTACAACTGTGCATTCATGCCCATTGATGATCCTAAGTCCTTTGATGAGGCTATGTACATCCTCCTGTGTGGTACAGGTGTTGGTTTCTCTGTGGAAGGTAAGTATGTCAACAAACTCCCTGACATTCCTGAAAAGCTGTATGAGTCTAATACTGTGGTTTACGTTAAAGACTCCAAAGAAGGGTGGGCTAAGGCACTACGACAGGTGCTCGCTCTCTTGTGGGCTGGAGAAGTTCCAAAGTGGGATGTCTCTACTGTTCGTCCTGCTGGCACACGCCTCAAGACCTTCGGGGGACGTGCAAGTGGTCCAGAGCCATTGGTCGAACTCTTTAAATACGTGGTCGCTAAGTTTAAAGCTGCCCAAGGCCGCAAGCTCTTCTCAATTGAAGCACATGATATTCTCTGTAAGATTGGAGAAGTTGTGGTTGTCGGTGGCGTTCGTCGGAGTGCAATGATCTCTCTGTCTGACTTGGGTGATGATCGTATGGCTCACGCTAAAGCAGGCAACTGGTGGGACGGTAATGGTCAACGAGCTTTGGCTAACAACTCAGCTGTGTATGACGTCAAGCCCGACGTAGGTCAATTTATGCGTGAATGGAGTAATATTTATGAGAGTCACTCAGGTGAACGAGGCATCTTTAACCGATATGCTTCTGAGATTCAAGCTTCTAAGAATGGACGTCGAGTGGTGGGTAAAGAGTGGGGTACAAACCCTTGCTCAGAAATCATCTTACGCCCATATCAATTTTGTAACCTATCTTCAGTTATCGTACGTTCGGATGATACGTTGGAGTCTCTCAGTGAAAAGGTCGCTCTTGCTACGATACTGGGTACTTTCCAATCGACGCTGACTAACTTCCCGTACCTGCGTAAGATCTGGCAAACTAACACTGAAGATGAACGTCTCTTGGGTGTCTCTATGACAGGTATTCTAGACAATCAACTGTTGAACAATGCTTATGACACTGAGTTGCCTAAGCGTCTTGAGGAGCTAAAGAATGTTGCTGTGGATACTAATAAGCGTCTTGCTGCTGAACTTGGCATCAATCCTTCTGCTGCGATCACGTGTGTTAAGCCCGAAGGTACGGTTAGCCAGCTTACTGGTACTGCTAGTGGCATTCATCCACAACATAGCGCTTATTTCATTCGTCGTGTACGCAGTGACGCCAAAGATCCGCTTACTCAGTTTCTAAAGGATGCTGGATTCCCTTGGGAGCCTTGTGTCATGAAACCTGAGTCTACAGTTATCTTTAGCTTTCCAATGAAAGCCCCTGAAGGCGCTCGCCTACGTGAAAACTTATCCGCTATTGAACATTTGGATCTGTGGCTGACATTCCAGCGTCACTTTACGGAACATAAGCCGTCAATTACTATTTCAGTCAATGAGAATGAGTGGCCTAAAGTAGGAGCATGGACATGGGAGAACTTCGATGAAATCACTGGTGTATCTTATCTACCGATGGATGGTGGAACTTACCGTCAAGCTCCCTATGAGTCCATTGAAGAGAATACGTATACTGAGCTTCTTAATGGGATGCCGACTACGATTGATTGGGATCAAATGAGGGAGAACACTGATAACGTAGAAGGCGCTCAGACCTTAGCTTGCACTGCTGGTGGCTGTGAAATATGAGAACAATCATCTATTCAAAGGATAACTGTCCTGCCTGTACGTTACTTAAAACACGTATGACAAAAGAAGGTTTGGAGTATGTTGAGATTAACGTGGGAAAGGATATGACTATGGTAGACTTTAAAGAGAAGTTTCCTCTAGTCCGATCTCTCCCACACCTTGAAGCTTTAAAGGATGAGACATGGTGAATGACAAAGGAGTGAACGTATGGTAGTAGACGTAAGTTGGTCAGGTGGTCTAGTTGTAGGTATTGTCCACATTGATGATGCAGTCATTGAGAACGAGGAGGGTGAGTATGGCTTCTGTTCAGCTATTATTATCCATCTAGGATTCATTGATATCGCTCTACTAATGATCGAGTAACGATAAATAACGGACAACAAAAATCCTCTAATGTATCTTAAAACGTACATTAGAGGCTTTATTGTATCTTTTAAGATACACTATGCTTTCTTGTATTCAGCCTCAGTTAGGATACCAACCTTGTACTTATTCTCAGGTTTAAAGATAGTCAACTTCTGACCTCTCATTTCCGGTGCAAAGCTGATATGTGTCCACCTGCCGAACTCATGAATCATCTGGTCGAACTTCAGTCCTGATGTCTCAATAGCCTTACAGACTGCTAGAGGTTCACCAAAACTAGCACAGGTGAAGTCAATAGCGAACCCATCCATGTGACTAGACACTGAGCTACCTCCTACAGCTACGTTCACAGCTGGTAATCTAAGCCATGAATTGACATGAATAGCTTTACCACCTAGGATGTCTCTAACCTTCTCCATACCTTCAGCGGCATGTCTCATATTG